CCATTTCGATTACTTGATGTATTTTCATTCTAGCCATTCTTTTGGCAGACCATCACGCAAATCCGACCACATAAAGCCAGCCTTAGTTGCCCAGTCTCCGTAAGAAGTTTTAGATCCTTTTCTTAACTTAACTCGTGCATTCTGGAAGAAGATATAGAAGGTATGGTCAGGATATTGTTCTTTGACCCATATCATCTTCTTTCTATCTTCAACAGTTAGTTTGCCTTTAGTTTCAATGTAAACCTTATCTTTTACTTTCCAGTCAGGAATGTAAGTTCTTATGGCTTCAGGTTGCTTGAACTTCAGGCGGTCCGGTTCGTATGTCACTGACTCCGGAATCAGAGTCCTGAACTTCGCTTCGAACTTCGATTTGTAAGTTTGGAGGAACCCACTGTTCTCCTTGATTTCTTTGGATGTATAGGAGCCTGCCATTTAGGATGATGTTATGTGCTTCATTTGTGTAAATTTCCCTTACATACGTGTACATGTCAACAGCATTAGTGCAATAATCAATTGCATCATGGTGGTGTTGCATAAACTTAGGCCATTTCTGTCTTGCTTTGCCGTCATAACCTGGTATATTGTCTGATACGTCTCCTAAGATTAATTGCTTGTAAAAGCTTTTTAATCCTTCAATGGGAGTTACGAACGATCGTTCTTTGGTTACAAAGTTAAAATGATGACCAGAGATCATCTTTAAGTCTTTGTCAATAGAACAGACAACAAAGGACATTTGGTCCTCACAGTCTGTGGCAGCGATACCGATAAGATCGTCTGCTTCACATCCTTCTGAGATAACCGCATTCCATGTTTCGACAAGGTAGTCCCTGCACGCCTGTAGATGTACAGGTTTGGGCTTGTCTTTACGATTGGCTTTGTACTCTGGATATATGTCATAACGGTAGTTACCTTTGCCAGTCAAAAAGCAACGGTATTCGTCACTTTCTGACTCACGCAGGATATCACGCATCATGTTTTCTATCCGAAGTACAGCAATCTCTTCAGGTTCATGTTCGGCACTAGCAGAACAGCGATATGCAACGATATCACCGTCTATTAGTGCTTGCATCACTCTACAGTAGGCATATCAAACTCTACCATTTCGCTTTCTATTTCTTCGATTGTTGTTTTCTTTTTACCGAAGACGAAGTCCTCAAGTTCTTTTGCGGTGGCAATGACGTCGGATACTTTGAGCGACTTAGCACCCACAGAAAGAATTGCTGTAGCGTTGCTAAGAGACGACTGACGAATGATGTAGACTTGACGTGCTGCACGTTCTTCTGGGGTCTCGTACGTACTACGTGGGGTTGGGCTTGCTGCCTTGCTTCCAGCACTACTTGCTGAGGCTGCTTGACTGCCGTCGGCTTTCTTGGCACTGACGAATTCGTCGTACCCTTTGTCGTTTTTGGCTTCTGTGACTTCAAATGTTTCTCCTGCTTGTGCTTTAGATAAGATTGGGTATACAAACTTCTTGCTAGATACTACGTTACGTGTTGATGTTTTACCATCGCCAGTAAAGTTAATTTTAGCAATTTGGAATGATCCACGATCATCAATAATAACACCGTTAACTGTAATTAACATACTTTCCTTTTTCTAATGATTCATTGTGGGGCCATAGTGGCACTCACATGCTAATGGTATATTTGGTTTAACTCCGAACATCCTCTCAAAGTTTGTCGGCATGTCCGCAAAGCTATCCTCAAATAACTTAATAGTTTTTTCTACTTCTACATCGTCTACATCTACGAGGATACTGTCATGGATAGTTCCAATAAGACGTCCTCTAATTCCTGCTCGCTTAAACCTTTTCGCAAAGCATACTCTGATAATTGCCATGATGTCATGACCAGTTCCTTGTACAGGGTGATTTGTTAGTGTTGTCCATGGGATGGCTAGGTTGCCTTTGAAATCACGAACCAAGTCGAAGTACCATTCCCGTCCCTGAGGCCCAATGATAGGGAGACGTTGGCTGACCAATCGTGCCCAGGATTTGTGAGTAGTATCCAGTCCCTTGTATTTGGTGAAGAACTTATCTCCAATAGATTCCCAAAACTTAACCGTGCTGTTTGTTGCGGCAAATTCGGGGTCTTTGGAAAAGGCGTAAGCACTTCCTCGATAGATAGTTCGAAAGAGGTACTTCTTTGCGATAAGTCGGCTAGGAAGGCCGAAAGCTCTTTCATTCTCGCTATGTAAGTCTCGCCCATTGAGGATTTCCTCCATGCCTATTGGATCTTGTGACAACCAAACTGCTGCCCACCATTCCAGGGCTTTTGCGTCTGCTTGTATAATCATTTCTTACAAGTAAGAGCACATGTTGGATGTGTTTCTTTAGGATGAAATAGTTTGTCATACACATCATGATTAAACATCATTAGAGCATCTTTAAAGTCTGAAGCTCCATGAATAGCGATGTATTCACTAAGATTAGACATGACAGTGTGTTCCCAAGACTCCGCTGCTACTAGCGCTAGCTCCTCTGAGATGATCATTGCTTGTTTCAGCTTGCCCATATTCACTCCTTACAAAGTTCTGCATCTCCGGAGGCATATTCTGGAGATTTGGTTTGGTAGATGATAGTCTACCTGTCCATGTTGTTACTTGATTGAACTGCCCATGGATTTTGTTTTTAGGCCAATGCATTTCTTCATTGATCTTGATGAAGCCTTGATAGAATTCATTGACTTTGGTTAGTTGTGCTAATTTAAGAAGTAGCGGCACTACACCAGTCTTGTCTTTGAGTTTACGAAGTGTGTCTTCATTGGTGGACCAAAGTCCGTCTTTCTTTAATTCGGTACCTTTAATAGGTTTAACGAGTCCATCCAAGTGATGAGTTTGTCGATCAATTGAATAGCGAGGCTGTCCGAGCTTTCCCCCTGACTTATATAATCCTGCCAGGATACGTCTTTCTTCCTCAATAGTGCCTCCATAGAGATAGGCACTAAGGTGATCAGTGCTATTGAAGTTAACAGGTATATGAGGATATCTAGACCCAAGTTCCGAAGCGATTTTACTGATTTCTTCAGAAAGCTCGTTACTTGCTTCAAGAATTGCGTCAAGGTCGACTGGGATGCCATTGTATTCCATTTCTTCTAAAGTTAGTAAGTCTTCACAACAGAGATGTATTAGACGCCATTGCTGTGGTTTTAAGATACTTAGTTGTTTGTAGTATAATAACAACGTTGTTTTAACGTCATTGATGTTGTATTCCGATAAGATGTCCCAAGGAACAGCATCGGTATCAATACCCTTTTCCCAGTATTCAGTCTTGACTACATCTGTTTTTTGTGGGAGTTCATACTTTTCCAAGCAAGTAGCGAGGCTAGGATACTTAGTACGCTGACGGCTAATAACATACTCAGCAACTTGACAATCAAAGACTCGCTTGTCCAAGGTATCAATGCCGTAGCGACGCAACCAATGAAGGTCGAACTTAATGTTAAATCCAATAAGTAGCTCTGCGTTGTTAATGGCTTGTTGTAGTAGTCGTAATCCATCACTATCGGGATGCACGCAATTATGTGTAGTGCCATCAGTCCAAGCAACAGAAACAAGTTTGTTAGTAGCATCGAATGGGTTTCCTTTATTAGAAGTGGTACACTCTATGTCTATTGATAATAGTTTCATCGACCAGTGGCAATAGGATTATAGATTGTAGCAGGTGCTTGTCCAAATGTCATTGCGCTACCTGCAGATTCTCCAGTAGCGGTGTAGAAGAATGTTAGTGAGTCAGCAAATGTTGTTGTGCTGATTAGTAGGAGTGTAAAGATTAGTAGTTTCATACATCCGCCTGAAAAGTACTGGTTTGGATTTCAGCATAAAGTCGTGGGTTGATTGTGTCTTTATATATGGCGTTACATTTTTCACAGAACACATCAGCATCTAGTAGGTTTTCAAAGACACCAAGAGTATGTGCTTCATAGCCAACACTATGGGGATCAATTGGTTCTAGTAGTTTACATTTTCTAAGTACGACATAACACGGTGTAAAGCGTTTTCTTGTCATGATGGCATATCCACGTAACGGGCAATGCCCGGATTGATTTGGACTTCAATGCGTCCATGTCTCATTTCTGGTAATGTGTCAATATCACCAGTGAGCTTATTTTTAGAGATGTTTAGGAATCTGACATAGTCCCAGCCTTCATCGTAGATCTTACCGATGCCTAGAATCCAGTCAGCTTCAGCTTGTTTGGATGTTTTTGCATTAGCAACGTTGTTCATGGTGAGCCACCGCTGGCCGTCACCTGAACCGTCTGCTTGCGTAACACCGATAACAGGACCATATTGTTTGGCTAGTTCACGAGCCCATACGTAGATTTCTCCTAATCGGAGATCTTCACGGTCATTCTTGAATCCACGGATTTTATCGATCTGATCAAGGATGATAAGTTCAGGATCAAGTTTGGCACAGAGACGTTCGATGTCGGTAGCTGACATAGATACCCCGTCAACCATCTTAAAACGGTCACCAAGGCGTTTATCGAACTCAGCCTTGGCATGTGGTATATCTCGGAACAACTCTACGTGTGTGAGCCCTAAGGCAGCTTGGTAACAACGTACCATAACCTTGTCACACTGCTCTTCGTTGTTAATCCACAAGACAGTACGCTTGGCTTGTTGAGCCATGCGAGTAGCTTCTGAAGCTAGGAAGGTAGTTTTACCTGTTTCAGGTCTCGCAAAGATGAAACCAAAGTCACCTTTACGCAGTGAACCAAGAGATTTATTAAGAGAATCGAGTCGCCATCGCAACCCAGGCGTGGCGTATGTTTGTTGATGTAGCGTAGCTAAGTCTGTAGTTGTGAACTCAAACTCATCAGTATCAACAAGTTCTTCGGCAGTTTCTAATTGTTTAACAAGTTTGTTAACATCTTCTATGCCTTTACGTCCTTCACTAGCATCGTAAGATACCAGAGCTAGCTGCGATAATACAGTTTTCTGCTTATACGCTTTAAGCAGATCCGCAACTAACTCCGGTCTTACATGGCAGGACCTAATAGTCTCGAGAACAGCTCTGTGTGTTTTGTCAATCTTTCCAGATGTTTCACAGATGATCTCGAATTCCTCGACAGTAATGTCGGTATCATGTTTGGCATGATAGTTGTCAAGGATGGACAAGAGAGTTGATAGTTCTCGTGTAAGTTGCTTTGGAGCAACATATTTACGATAATCTATCCAAGTTTGTTTAACAAGTAGAGACTTCAATACTTGAAGTTCTATCATATTAAGCTTTATTATTATGTTATTAATATATTATTAATTATTATATGTAAATATTATAACATGTATTTTTTAGTTTGTCAAGAAGTATTTGATCTTTTCATCAGTATATTCTTTTGGATCTAAGTTAGTGAATACACACATAGCTTTGAGTCCAATTGATTGACTTCGGTTGACAATATCATGTGCGTTTTTCCACTTGTCTGAGTCTAACCAGACTAGGATACCACCACAAATACCTTTTAAACGCATCAGAAGGGGTGTAGAAGCCTCTGAACCCCATAAGGGCATGGCGTAGCCTTGCCGTGCTATTTTAATGGCACTAAGGAGGTCTTCTGTAAGAATTAGAACATTCTGTTTTTTACCCAAAGGATACAATAAATCATGGATTTTACCCTGTGATTTGTATTTGCTATGAGCATTTGTAGCAAAATTACGACCTTGATAGGCCATTAATTCTTCACCTTTGTACAATGGATAGATAAGTTGTTCTTTGGAAGGCGACCACAACATTCGATAAAGCATTCGTTCGGTCGGGGTAATTCCGTACTTATCAAGCCAGTTTACAGCGATGTGTGGTAAATTAGCAACACAGTCATGTGGTAATTTAACAACAGTTGTATCAATAGTGTTGTTTTTTGGCACATAATACTTAGAACCTGTTGTATATCCGCAACCAAAACAGTAAGCGGAGCCGTCGTCATAGACGCCAAGGTTGTCTTTAGAGCCACATTTTGGACATCCCTCGTGTTTAACGAAGGTTGCCATTAGTAAATATGTTTACGGATAGGTGATGGGAAGTAGACTTTAGTAGTCTGAGCCTTCTGCTTTTTCGTCGTACGCATTTAAGTCATCTCTTTCTGTATATTCAATATCTTCAGCAATTGTAAGGAAACATTTGTTACACATGTCAATGTAGTCACCTGTTACAACAGCTTTACGAGTTGCCTCGAAGTCAGTTAATACGCAATTACAGGATAAACATCTCATACTACCTCTACTTCTGTCCATGCTGCAAAGTAATAACGTTCTCCATCACTGCCTTTACAAGGAGCATACATACCATCAACGTGTGTGTAGGTATATGTTATAGTTGCATCAGGTACAGGTGCATCTGGAGGGATGTGTACATTTAGATTAGTAATAATAAATTTATCACCACGTTTTAAGTTGTATAGTTCACTCATTAGTTCTTATCCTTTACTTGGTGTGACTTAACAAAGTCTACTGCGTCCCAGAAGCCGTTTTCGTAATCTGTTGAGTTAATGTCTGTCATGGTAATGTCTTGATACCAGACAATCATTTTCTCTAGGTGTGCAAGTCGTTCCTGCATCTTCTTTAGCTCATCACATGGTACACCTACTACGTTGTTAGGTCTTTTCAACGCTTTTATCTCAACTTGTTGCTCATGGAGTATTTCTTCATACTTACTTGTTATCCTTTCAATTTCTACTTCTTGCTGGCGGAGCATGGTGGTTATTTCTTCTCTAGTTACCAGCTTGTACCAACTGTCAACTTCTAATAGGTCGGCTAGTTCATTTGCGTTCATCCCACATACTCCTCTGCCCAAGTTATTTTTGGATTTTCTCTTTCATACAACTCAACAATATCTTTTAAATTCCATACATCATCGGTTTCAAATGTATCCAACCATCTACTAAATCTACCCCAATCTTCAGCAAGCATTGGTGCCAAACCAATCTCATCACCAAATGGTCCTAATCCTTCACCATTACAATCAATACGACCAGCAGCATACTCTATGATAATTTTATCATACTCAAATGATTCACCGGCTTTTCTACCAGTTAATTTGGAATCTTCTGTTAATGTTTGTGTTTCTCTTTTTGTAAATCCACGGTCTTTATACCATTGTATATTAACAGGACCCATCCAATTGGTAGAATATCTTACAGACATTTATTTACTTTCATCAGCCAGTTTATTTGCGTTCATTTCAGCGCCTCCTTAGCCCACCTAATATGGTCATCGCACTGCCACTTAATCTTGTCATGGCTAAGCTCAACGTGCTCGTTGGCAATAGACTGTAGTACCTGTTTCAATGCT